GTTCCTGGCAGTTCTGGCAATAGAACTTTTCGTGGCTGGTGCTTTCGCACACCGTTTTTTACGTCTTCGCCATGACGAGGGAGCAGCCCGCTCCGCGGCCTTGCCGCGCCTCCCGCCGTCGAACAATAGGCACTGTTCAACGCGCGGTCAACTCTTGGTGCCGCATTTTCTCTCAACCTCCCCTCTCTTTTGAGCCACAGTCGCAAAACTGTGCCATGCTTCATAAGGAGCTGAAGAATTTCTTGGCTGATTGTCCGAGTGACGATCAGTCGGCCGTTTTGGCCTTCCAGTCAATTAAGAAATTGCTTCCTCCTTCGTGCAAGTGCATGGATGAGGGGTTGTTGAACGGTTTGGTTGAGTCCATGCTCAGGGACTCGATCTCTCTACCCGAGGGGTATCTTTCTTTTGCTACCAAGCTTGCAAGTGAGCTCTTTCCGGTCGGTTGGGATCGTACGTACAGATCCCATTGCTATACGATAGCTCCGCCGTTAAGTGCTTGCTCCGAGGCTCCTAAGTCTGTCGGTGGGGGGTTTTTGGACTCCCCTCTCGGTCATTCCGACTTCTTGGAGGCTGTCGTTGAGGGCAAGCTTGGCAGTGACCGTACCCACGCGGTCCTTGGCGTCGTTCAATCTGCAGGGAAACCTCGCCCTTTGGCGAGTTTTTCTTCGGACTCTTTAGTCCTGAAGCCTCTTCATAAGGCCCTGTATGACAATCTTTCACGACGCCGTTGGCTTTTGCGTGGGGAGGTTACCGACGATGCTCTCGGTCGAGCAGGTTTTTCAGAATGCGGGTCACGGGTCCTTGTGTCCGGTGACTATCGTTCCGCAACTGACAATTTGCCCATCCAGGTTGCTGAGGCCGTACTTCGCGTTGCCGTTCGAAACGCGTCGTGTGTACCTCAGTCTATTGGCGAGTATGCCCTTCGTTCCCTGCGTCCCCTCGTCTGGCTCAATCGTTCCGAATACCTTCGTGATCCGAAGGTTCCTGAGTTTCAGATGAGGGCGTCACAGCAAATGGGGTCCCTACTCTCCTTTCCGCTTCTCTGTGCGCAGAACTATATCGCCTTCCGGTATGCTTGCTTCGTCTCAAAGACAAAGTCTCGGCACATTCCGGTGTTGATCAATGGCGATGACATCCTTTTTCAATCTGCGCCTGAGTTTGCGGTTACCTGGATGGATGTTGTGGGCCGGGTTGGGCTCGAAGTTGAACGCTCGAAAACATCCATTTCTTCGGATTACGGAACCATTAATTC